TTCTATTGCAACTGCTTGTCCAGTTGCCACATTTACATATGCACCAAGGTCAACTGTGCCTTGCACAATTGTCCCATCTGCACTTGCATTTGGTAAAGTTACGGTTTCGGTTAGGTAAAAACTGCCTGTTTTTGCTGTAGCCATGCTTACTTGGGGCTGCCGACCGCCTATAAACATCACTTCTATCTTCTAATCGGTGGCAAAAGCTCGGCAGTACTTATTACCACCACTTCCCCTCCTCCACCCGTTTCTAACTAGCCATACTATTTTACTATGTAAGTTCAGATTCTGCAGCATATATATATACGAATTCCTCTTGGGTTGTATCATGGGATATGGATTAACAACAGTTCAATGCATGAAATGTGGTGATAAAAATACAATGTACGGCTTTATGCCCATGGCTAAGGTCATATGGCATAGTGATGAAGGGCTATTATGCTGTGGTCAACAGACAAGAATCATAGAACAGAAGGAAGGTGGCGGCAAATGAGATGTTGTGGAAGATTATTAGAGATTACTAGAACAACAGAAGCGGTGTGGATACATTGCGAACTTTGTGGATTTTGTATGAAGGAGGAACAAGAATGAAGCGCCATAAGATGGTAAATCTATGTCCAACATCGTTTGAAATCGCTTCACAATTACCTAACTTTAGTAAATGGGTTAGATCTAAACTAATAGAGCTAGACGAACGTAATACTTTCAAGGTTGAATATCACATGTGGTGTCCGGACCATCCAGCATATGTAAGAAAGTCAGAGGTTGTACCGCGCTTTGGTGTTCATTGCACAACGTGTAACCTTCAGATGGAAGGGAAGTGGGTTCAAGCATGATGTGTACGTGCGCGATATGTGGTTTTACTGGTGAAGTCTTTGACTATCACTTATGGAGAACTACTGATAGACGTTATCCAGAAGTATGGATATGTGATGTTTGTTACGTAGATCTAAGGTAAAACTGCTCTTAACTTTCTAAGTTGGTCTAGTCTTCTACCTCTTTCACCATTTACTCTAAATGGGTCATAAGGTAAGCCTGTATTTGGGTCTATGTAGTTAGGTAGATTTTGTTTCCATACTTCAACTATAGTAGTTTTAATTTCTCTTTTAGCAGGTTTATCTTTAGAAGGAAGTGGTTCATTGATAGGAAAATCAATAACTTTTTTTCTACTTTGTAACTCTAACCACTCTAAAGCAGATAAATCCATTATAATCAAACCTGGTTGGCAAGTTCGTATGATCTCTTAAGTCGCATTAGGTATTCTATCTCAGGTTCTCCTACAGTAAATGCATCCATTATAACTCTCATAGGTGGTAACGTTACAGATTGAATCCCATTTCCTAAACTATCACCAGGTACAGGTGCATACATAACTCGATAACAATAAAGACAATCTGCAGCTGTTGCTTCTAAACTAGAAAAATAGTTATTGATAACTGGAACCATAGTAGCTGTCCCAGTGGAACTAAACGCACCAGAACCAACAACAGAATTAGCATAGTGTATTTTGTAAGAACCATGAATAATATGCTCTCGATTAAAGTTACCCCACTCTAATCCCGATAGACCATAGTTAGTAAAGCCAGGACTTCCAATAACTGAAGCAATTAATTGGTCATCATTAAATGGGACCGAACTGACAAGTACAGTTTCAACAACAAAATCCTTGCTACCGTCATATGATTTTTGCCATTCAATAAACTCTGAACCGCCTTTTTGTTCAAACGACCTACGAAATCCTACGGTTAGATCCTTACGTACATATCCAGTTAAATCAATTTTAGATTCTGCAACCCATAACCTAGTTCCACTAATGGCTCTAACATCTGTCACGGGACTCAAAGCATAATTTGTGGTTCCATCATTAGCTAATAATAACCAGGGAAATTCTACAGTCAATTGTCTATCCATTATTTTTTGCCTCCTTTCTTCTTTGGTTTAGTTTTAGGCTTAGCTTGAGCAAGCATAGCCAGAATACTTTTCATAGGACTCATTTCTTAGACCTCTTGAATGCTTTAGACATAGCCGCTAGATCTAGTCTTCCTTTTTTGGTTCCTCTTTTGAACTTGATGTGGTTAGCTCTGTTCTTAATGTAACGTTGCCATTGCGATAGTTTACGTCGAGTCTTCTTAACCGCCGGCTTAACTGCTTCAACGGTTTCAACAACAGAAGTAGTAGCGCGCTCAGCATTGCTAAGTAATGCTCTAAGTTCATTTAGAGTTCCCTCAATCTTAACCAGGTAAATCACCTCAGTTATCTGAGGCAGTTGACTGGATAGCAATTGCGATGAAGTCCTTTGAAGATAGTTTAACTATTCTTGCTTTGATTCTAGCAGTGACAAAGATAGATGATGTATCAACAGCAGCGCCAAAAACACCAGCAGTCAAGTATAGTGAATCATTTACAACCATAAATGCTTCAGACAAAGCAGCAGATCCAAATGAATCTGGGTACAAGTCTTGAGTATGTGTTGCAATGTTATTTGTCTTGTCGATGTTTAATCCACCGGAAGAAATCAAACTTTGATTGTCAGCTCTAAGCATTAGTGTGCCAGGGTTTAGATCAGAGAGTTGAACTGCAAGAGATCCGTTAGCATTTAGCATTCTTGCTACATCAGGGCTTAGGTTTGTTCCTACCTGGTAAACAAAGTCTACGGATTCTATTGCAACTGCTTGTCCAGTTGCCACATTTACATATGCACCAAGGTCAACTGTGCCTTGCACAATTGTCCCATCTGCACTTGCATTTGGTAAAGTTACGGTTTCGGTTAGGTAAAAACT